ATCAATACAGGGAGATAAGATGAACGCGAAAAATAAAGCTAGGGCTCCGCACCATCCTATAGCTGGTCGCCAGCCAGCAACGAATACGCTGCGATGGCTGGCTTCCTTTGCATTAACATCTAATTGTTTTTCTGCAAGCTTTTGTTGTAAGCGTTGCATTAGAATTTTTTTATCTAATTTTTCTTCCTCACTCGTATGAAGTTCATCGACAACTTTTGAAATGGTTGCTAAGGCTCCGTCTTTTCCACCACCAAGTAAACCACCGAGTAGATTAAGCACTATGCTGCTCCACCTGTCATCCAGCTAATTACCCAGAGAACAATGATCGCTACAATAGCGGCCTTAATCCAGTCCTTCATTTTCCAATCTGACCACTCTTTAATATGTGACCATAGATCTTTTAATAGGTTCATAAAACCTCCTTTGTTAAGTTGAGGATTATACTATTTTACGCCTTTAAATGCTACTTTTTTAATCTGCATTCGGCTTGTCTGTCCTTGAGGTCCTGTTCCTTTGTTATTTTTTACAACGAAAGGAGAGTAAACATGCTCTGCTGTGCCAGCAACTTTTCTATTAGGAAAAGGGTTTTTTTGAGGGACAATAGTCATTTTTGCATTTTTAAACTTCATCTTCTTGCCTTTCCATAGCCACGTTGAGCCAATCTACCTGCTAGACCACCTACTTTCATGCCCATTTTTTTTAAACCATTTACTTCGCCGCCCATAGCTTTTTTAACAACGCCACGGCCCATGAGAACATCTTTTTGTGTAACTTTACCATCACCTGATAGATCAGGAAATCCACCTGCTTTTAATTTGCTTATTGAACCACCTTTAGCTCTATTTTTAAGATTAGGTTTGTCAGGTTTTTTTAAAATATTTTTAAGATTTGCTAAACTACTATTTACTCTTTTCTTTAAAGTTTTTTTATCGTCTTCAGGCAAGTTATCATACCTTCTTTGTAAAAATTCACTAAGTTGTTTTGCTGATTTTATTCTATCTCTACCTTCAAACTCTCCACTCTCTGATACCATTGCTTTAATTTTATCAAGAGTGTCTATTACTTTTTTTACTGTGCTCATAATAATTAATGTATAGTTGGTTTTATGAGATTTAGCAAGTCTCTTCCATTATGATTCATAATTTTATCATATTCTTGTTCGGTAAGATTGTTATGGTACAGCATTTTGGCTACACCCATCATTGCACCTGCTAAAAGTATCTGTTCTTCTTGACTTGTTACTGCTGTGTCGGAAAAATTCATTAACTCGTTAAAATATTCCTGTAATTTATCTGTTGCGCTTTGCATTGTTACTATTTTGTTTAGATAGATTAACATTCGCACGTAATTGTGCAATATCTTCTTGAGATTCTATTCTATCTTGCGCTATTTTTGCTGTTTGACTTAGTTTTTTCTCATTAATACCTATTTGAGCTTCATCTACCATAGCTTTTCTTTGTATATCTTGCCCTCTAAGGTCAATTTCTTGTTGTTTTAGCCCTACAAGTGGATCTTCATTCATTTCTTGTACTGCTTCTGCCTCTTCTTGAACCATTTCATCTGTCATTTCTGCTACTTTTTCTGCAACTTGACTTTCAATACGTTCTTGAACCTGTAATTGTAGCTCTTCTGGTAGTTGACCACCATATTGAGCTGTTATTTGATCTATTTCAGGTCTAGATTCTTCTTCAACTTCCTCTCTTGCCTGAATACTAACGTGTTCCATAATATGAGATTGTAAAATAGCCATGACTTGAGGATTACTTTTTACTAAAAATGACGACATTAACGCTCTATGAGCATCAAGGTGAGCATTATGATTTTGTCCTCTAAATGCTATAAGAGGTTGTCCAGTTACAGCGCCTGAATTTTCCGTGCCAGGATCCATTGGCTGAGGTTGTGAAGGAACAGGAAGTAAAACATCAATATCTTTTACACCAAGTGATTGATACATTCTTCTATAAGCTTCATACATATTATGTGAAGCAGGATCAGCTTGAGCTAATTGTAATTGCGTTTGCGCCAACGTAACACGTTGTGCCATAGAAAAGATGTTAGGATCTGATATAGGAATAATATCAATATCTTTTGAAAAATCAGATTGTTTTAAACCTTGTATTTGATCAGTGCCAACTTCATATGGATACTGTGGATCTAACGATTCTGCAAAAATCTTAGCTAATAATTTAAATTCTATTTTTTGTGCGTAGTGTAGTCTCTTATGTATAGCACTCATGACTCGCGCACCACGTTCCATCAATGCCATTGTTGTTCCAACAGGTGCCCCCGCTTGAGCTGCGTCTCCTACTTTTTGATCAGCGACAGCAGCAAATCTAGATCCTGCTTCTACACAAAAACCTAGTAGTTGAAATAAGGTACCGCTTGGTTCTTTGTAAGGTAAAGGAATTAATCCTTCTCGTAAACTTCCACCAGGTGCATCTACATCTCTAAACTCTCCTGGTTGTAATGGACTATCATCATCGGCAATTCTTAGTCCCCTAGCTTTGAAACCAGCAGGTAAGTTGGATAATGTTCCCGCATCCAGTAATTGTCTAAGGGCAGCAGTTGCCGTTCTTGATAAACCACCAAGCATATGAATAAGACCAAAGCCATAAAAACTAAAACCAGGTAAAAATTTATAGTGAACAAAATACTGACGTTTTTTTTGTTTTTCATCACCCTCTTCATAGTTTCTATAAATTGATAAGATGTTAGATGATCCTTCGTCGATTGTTACTATGTAAGGAACTTTAATTCCATCCTCACTGTCAATACCTTCAATATTTAAATTAACATGCATTTCTAATAATTGATAATCTTCATCGTGATAATTTTTTCTAATACCAGATAGACTTGCTTCTTTTTCTTGCAAAGCTGTTTCATTGTTAAGAACTGATAAATCTACATCTCGATACATTCCTGAAACTTGTAGTTTACGTACTTCATTATCTGATCTTCTAATAACGTGTGTTATTCTTTCGCAAGAAGGAAAGTCTGTTGTTTGATAAGGTACATACAAATCATCACTTGGTACAAATTTAGATACAGCTCTTCCCATACCTTCATCATAATAAACTTTTTTAAAAGCAGATCCTGACAGTGGTAAGTAAAATAATAGTGAATCCATATCGGGATCATACTCTTCCATCTCATACGTAATTTGATAATTCATAAAATCTTTAATACGTTGAGCTTGTTCTTCTTTTTGTGTTGAAGTATTTCCTAAAATCTGTGTGTTTACAGGACCACCACTTGGTAGTAATTCTTTATAGGCTTGTGCTTGAAATTGTGTAATTGCTTCGGACAACATAGGATGTGTCACCGAACTCGCACCTTGAAAAGGTTGTGATCTTTCTGTGTATTTAAATCCAAGAAGATCTAATCCTTTTTTGTATGTTTCTTCCCAGTCTTTTCTTGATGCTTTATCGTCTTCAAATGCTTGACGTAATTCGCTAGATATATCTAATAATGTATTTTCATCCAGCACTTCGGCTAGATTCATGTCAAAAGACGAATTAATAACTTGTTCTTGCTCTCCAATAATAGCAGAGCCATCTTCCATCATTTCTACATTAGGTGCTAAATCATCAGCAAAAGCACTGCCGTCTATCTCTACCATTTGTTCGATAGCTTGTTCTTGTTCTGGTATAAATCCTATTGGTTTTTCTACTGCCATTATGCTGCCTCAAATATATCAATTATCTCGGGAGTATACACCATTCCTCCATCTTTTCTATGAGTTTTATGTGGTAGTAGCATCTCTGGTGTTAATTTAATAGCGAAAACTTTACCAACACCGTCAACCTCAATAATCTTAAACTCAGAGTTATTTTCTTTAGCCGCACGTTTCAGTGACTTTTCTAAACTTGACGTGTAGTGTTTACCTTTGGTATCCACACTATCTGGTCCTCCGTAAAATTCTTCAACGCCAATACCTTTTAATTTTTCGCCTTTTTCTTTTGCTGCTTGTCTTTCCGCTAAAGAAGTATTTGTGCCGCCTCTATTTAGACCCTGACCTGCATAACGTTTTTTTATAAGATTAGCGGGAGATATAGCATACCACTGCGCTGCACCATCTACCTTGTCCATGAATAATCGTTGAGCCGCTTCTGTTAAATCTCTTTTGACTAATATATCACCCCATTCGTCTCTATTCTTAAAGGGCACGTTCGGGAATAATTGTTTCATCGCACCTTCACTCAGTCCAATGTTTAATTCTTCTAACATTTTCTTTTCTTTCGCAATTGCAATGTTCATTGCTTTGATAGCGTCATCACTTGGTGCAGGTCCACCTTTTGCTACCACTTCAATCGCTACTTTGTTTTTTTGAAACTCAGTAACAAAACTTTGCATCTCTTCCGCTGTGTTAAACATTGGTCTAAAGATAGTTTCATTTTTTGTATAAAAATCTAATACTTCAGGCTCTACATTTCTTGCGCTACCTGAGTATCGTGTACGTTCTGCAGCAAGAGCTCCTGCTCTTCTCTCTACGGGTAGATCAAGAATCTTGCCTAGAGAAGCGCGTAATTCATTTTCTAGTTCTTTTGCTTGTTGTAAAATATCCGATTGTATCTCATCAGCAAACGTTACAGTAGTTTTTTGTCCTTTTGTTGCGGCTTCCATTTCACCCAACCTAACACTGTCGTCTTGTATTTTACTTCTAAATTGTCGTATCTGCGTAGCGAGCGGCATATCAATATTTTCTAATGCTGTTATTCTTGAATTAACGCTTTCTGTAATCATTCTTGCACTCATCTGATCACTTGGTGTTAAATCTCCGTCTACGGATCTTCGTATCTTTTCATACGCTGATGCCTCTAAACCTTTTAATTGATT